TCCAGGTAACTTAGAAGAATCTTACGCTAGAAATCCAGAGAAGATTGCCAATAGAGTTTACGCATCAAGAATGGGTAATGGAGCAGAAGCTTCAGGAGATGGTTTCAAATTTAGAGGAAGAGGTGCTCTTCAATTAACTGGTAAAGAAAACTATGCAGCATTTGCTAAGTATTTAAACAAGCCAGAAATTATGACTAATCCAGATCTAGTAGCAACAACTTATTCTTTTGAGTCAGCTATGTTCTTCTTTGACAAAAACAAATTGTGGTCAATATGTGACAAAGGAATCAACGATGCAGCAATTTTAGAATTGACAAAAAGAATTAACGGTGGTACTCATGGATTAGCAGATCGTTCAGAGAAAACTAAAAAATATTACGAATACGTTAAATAGGTAAATATAAGATGAAAACATCACTATTAATTACATTATCATTGACAACAGCATTAGCATTTATCGGTACATATTTTATGCACCTAACAGCAGACAACATCGAACAATTCCTAGCAGTAGGGTTGGTTATCTTCGCTGATGGCTTCTTTGGCATATGGGCAGGAGTTAAGAGAGAAGGTTTTCAGACTTATAAAGCATTAAGTGTATTAAAAACATTTGGTTTCTGGGTAGTAATGCTAGCGGCCATCTTATCAATAGAAAAAGGATTTACTGGAACATCTTGGTTAAGTGAGACTATTATGGCTCCCTTCTTAGTGTTCCAGTTAATCTCTATATTGAAAAATGCCTCAATGGTAGGTATAGTAAAAAACGAACTAGTAGCACAAATACTAGACAGATTAGATAAACATAAAGGAGACAGAGATGTTACAAAATAAGCAAAACTTATTATTGGTTTTAGTAATTGTATTAATTGGTTACAATATATTTACTACAAGCAGTATTAGAACAGACGTTGAAGGATACAAAGCTAAAATAGAATCAATACAAACTAAAGTAGATTCAGCACAAGTAGTCAACAAACAAATTGATACTAAGATTGACTCAGTAAAAGAGAATGTAATCTCTATTACAAAAGAAATACATCACATAGATAATACCATAACAATTGTAAAAAAACAAACAGATGAAAAAATTAATACTGTTGATAAGTTTTCTAACGCTGAGCTTGAATTCTTTTTCACAAACAGATACAACGAAGGTTTGCATACCAACTAAGGTAGCAAGACAAGCAGCAAAAGACTTAGTACGCTATGATGGATGTAAGCAAGAATTAAAACTTACTCAAGAAAAAGTTATTAAGCTAGAAGAAAGAGAAGTACAAAAAGATAATATCATTGGACTTCTAAACGATAAGGATAAGAACAACCAATTCATTATCGGTCAAAAAGATCTACAAATCGGAGAGTATAAAAATATGACTGACGATTTGCAAAAAGAATTAAAAGGACAAAGAAACAAAACATTTTGGTATAAGGTACTCTCTTTTGTGAGTCTATCCACAGCATTATATTTTGCTAAATAATTAAACTAAGGCTTGTTTTTACAGGCCTTTTTTCTTATATTATAGTTATATAAAAATGTTATTATGAATCAAAGAGAAGCAATCTTTACTATTGACGAGCCAAGTCCAAAGAAAGAATTAGTAAATCACCCAAACCATTACGGAGGTAAAGATAATCCCTACGAAGCTATAAAAGTTATTGAGGCCTGGAACTTAGGTTTCTGTTTAGGAAATACTGTTAAATACATTTCAAGAGCTGGAAAGAAAGACGAAACAGTTCAGGAGCTTGAAAAAGCTTTATGGTATTTAAAAAGAGAAATCAAAAGACTAAAAGATGGCCAAGAAAATTCTTAAGCAGGTAAGCCTGATAAGAGACTTCTGTAATCCAGTTATAGATTATAATATCAGCAAATCCATATCGTATAGTCAAACTCTAGCATATAATACCTGTCCTCATCAATGGGCATTAAAGTATGTTAAAGGATTACAAGAGTATAAGCCTTCCATTCATACAGTCTTTGGTACAGCAGTACACGAAGTAATGCAGGAATGGTTAACAGAACTCTATGAAGGAACAGTAAAGAAATCAAATGAAATGGATTTGAATACTCTCCTACTGGAAAAAATGCAAACAATTTATGCTCAAGAGAAAGAAAGGTATGGAAAACACTTCTCTACCTCTCAAGAGCTTTCTGAGTTTCATAATGATGGTATTGAAATTCTAGAGTACGTTCGTAAGAAACGCTCTGTTTACTTCGGTACCAAGTACTACAAGCTAGTTGGAGTAGAGATTCCACTGGTGCATCAAATAGCCGAGAATGTTTTCTTTAAAGGATATATCGATATTGTTCTCTATGATGAGCAAGATGATAAGTATATTATTCTAGATATTAAAACATCGACCTCAGGATGGAATGATTATGCAAAAAAGGATGATAAAAAGCTAGCACAATTACTTCTCTATAAAGAATTCCTAGCAAGACAATTCGATATAGATGTAGAGAAAGTAGATGTAAAGTACTTTATCGTTAAGAGAAAAGTTCCTAAAGATCCAGAATTTGCAGCAATGGGAAGAAGAGTTCAAGAGTTTGTACCTCCTTCAGGAAAGATTAAAAGAGGTCAAGCTACATCAGCTCTTGCAAAATTTATCAACGATGCTTTTGACGAGCATGGAAAGTATATCGACAAGGAATATGATAAGACACCTTCAAGATCAAACTGTATGTTCTGTGAATTTAAAGGAACAGAGCACTGCCATGCAGGTGTTTTAGGATAGGGGTATATTTATATATACATATAATTATATAAACAATGAACACTAAGAAACTAACATCGGTTAAGGTAGAGGAGGATCTTCTACAGGAATTTAAAGAGCAATGCGTAAGGCATAAATTTTCATTACAAAAGCTTGTAGACAGAGCAATTTTTCTCTATCTTACAGAAGATAACTTCAAGCAAAAGTTACACACACAAACAAATATTAAATTAAAATAGTTACATGAAAGAAAAATTTCGTTATGTTAAGAAAGAGGATCGTAAGAAGATTCTTTTGTTATGCGATGATATTAGGATGCATTCCGGTATCGCAACTATGGCCAGATAGATTGTTGTAGGAACGTCTCACCACTTTAACTGGATTAATCTAGGAGCAGCAATCAACCACCCAGAAGCAGGAAAAGGATTTGATATCTCAGGAGAGGTAAATAAGTTAAACGGTATTGATGATTCTTGGGTGAGAGTCTTACCAAACAACGGATATGGAGATGCAATGCAGGTTAGAGCTTTAATTGCACAAGAGCAACCAGATGCTATTTTTATCTTTACAGATCCAAGATACTGGGTATGGTTATTTGAAATAGAAAGAGAGATTAGAAATGAAATTCCTCTAATGTACCTAAACATTTGGGATGACTATCCAGCACCTCTTTATAATAAGCCGTACTATGAATCATGTGATCTATTATTAGCTATTTCAAAACAGACTAAAAATATTAATGAACTAGTTTTAGAAGAAAAAGCCAAAGATAAAATTATTAAATACCTTCCTCACGGAATAAACCACGAACATTTCTTTCCAATGACTTCGGTAGAAGAATTAAAAGCTTTAGGAGAATTTAAGAAAGACTTATTTCAAGGGAAAGACATTGAGTTTGTAGCACTTTTTAACTCTAGAAATATCAGAAGAAAATCTCCAGGAGATGTAATTCTTTCTTATAGAATGTTCTGTGATATGATCGGAGAAGAGAAAGCAAAAAAATGTGCTTTAGTAATGCATACACAAGCTGTAGATGAAAATGGTACAGATCTTTATGCAGTAAGAGAAGCAATTTGTGATGACAGTTATGTGAATGTATTTTTCTCACAAGAGAGATTAGGTACTCCTCAAATGAATTTACTATATAATATAGCAGACGTTGGAATGCTTATTACTTCAAACTAAGGATGGGGATTATCTTTAACTGAAACTATGATGGCAGGTAAGATGATTATTGCTAACGTAACAGGAGGTATGCAAGATCAGATGAGATTTGTTGACGAGAATGGTAAGTGGCTTGACTTTACTTCTGACTTCCCATCTAATCACAGAGGTACTTACAAAGAGCATGGAGAGTGGGCAGTACCAGTATTCCCTTCAAACATCTCAATGGTAGGTTCAGTTCCAACTCCATACATATTTGATGATAGATTTGCACCAGAAGACGTTGCAAAAGCTTTAGAAGAAGTTTACAACATGGGTAAAGAGGAGAGAGACAGAAGAGGATTAGCAGCTAGAGCATGGGTAACCTCAGATGAATCAGGAATGTCAGCACGTCAAATGTGTGAGAATGTAATCGATTCAATGGATGAAACATTTGAAAAGTTTGTTCCTAGAACAAGATACGATCTACATAAAGTAACAGACAGGCCGAAAAAATACGTTAAACATAAATTAATATACTAGTTATGAGTAAACCTACATTAGTAGTAAGTTGTCCAGTAGATACTTACTCAGGTTATGGAGCAAGAGCAAGAGACTTTGTACAATCAATTATTGATTTGGATAAGTACGAAGTACAAATATTATCACAGAGATGGGGAGGAACTAGATTCGGATACTTAAAAGATCACAATAACGAATCCTTAGCCTCTAGAATTGTACCAAACCTAACTCAACAGCCAGATATTTGGATCCAGATTACTGTACCGAATGAATTTCAAAAGGTTGGAAAGTACAACATTGGAGTAACAGCAGGAATAGAAACTACAATTTGTGATCCTTCTTGGGTACAGGGGTGCAATAATATGGACCTAGTACTTGTATCAGCACAACATGCTAAAAAAGTATTTGAAGAAAGTAAATTCAATATGCAAGATAGTAGAACAGGGCAGGTTACTGGTACAGTTGAGTTACAGACAAAAGTAGAAGTACTGTTTGAAGGAGCTGATATTGAAAAGTATGCACCACTAGCATGGCCAGTAAAATTAAATTTAGATAGTATTGATGAACAGTTTTGCTTTTTAACAGTTGGACATTGGCTTCCAGGAGCACTGGGAGAGGATAGAAAAAATATTGGATACACTATCAAAGCATTCTTAGAGACATTTAAAAACAAAAAGAACGCACCAGGACTTATTTTAAAAGTACAAGCAGGAGCAGGTACTTCTATTATGGATAGAGAAGAAGTGTTGAATAGGATTGATGCAATTAGAAAGACTGTAAAAGGAAAGTTACCGAATGTATACTTGCTTCATGGAGATATGACTGATGCTGAAATGAACGAACTATACAATCACGGTAAAGTTAAAGCAATGATCTCTTTAACAAAAGGAGAAGGATTTGGAAGACCATTACTTGAGTTTAGTTTAGTAAACAAACCAATTATAGCTTCAGGATGGTCAGGTCATATTGACTTTCTAGATAATCAATACACTAAGCAGATCGGAGGAGTATTAGCAAACGTACATCCATCAGCAGCAATAGATAAAATGATACTACAGGAGAGTCAATGGTTTAGACCAGACGATGCCCTTACAGGAAAAGCTTTAAAGGATGTTTTTGAAGATTATAAAATCTATAAAGAATTAGCCAAGAGACAAGGTTATAAGAGTAGAACTGAGTTCTCTTATGAGAAGATGAGAGAGACGTTAGATAACCTTTTAACACAGTACATTCCTGAATTCCCTAAACAAGTTCAACTAAAACTACCTACGCTTAAGAAAATTGAATTACCAAAGCTTAAAAAAGTAGAAGCAGATATAACAGGAGAAGGATTTTAATATACAATAAAATGGAAGAAAAAATGTCAATTTGCCCACATTGTGGAGGAAATGCTTGCTATGAACAAGCAGTAACAGAAGAAGTAATAACAAGCTTTTGCTTTGGTTGCGGATATTCAACTTCAACTCTAATGGTTGAAGGAGGAGAATTAGTAACTAAGACTCTAGAAGCATCACCAGAACTATATAAAGATCTTATGTTTATTGACGAAGACAAAAAAGTATGGTTTCCTTCAACAGTTACTCTTCCTGAAAAAGGAATGGTATTCCTAGATGGAAATTCAAAAGAGAGTTGGAAGTGGGCAGCAGTAAACTCTATAGAGATCTTAGAAGAAGAGAAAGCAAAGTTCCCAAAAGGTCAAACAACTAAAATGGATATGAAAAATATCAAGCATTTTGAAAAAGAAGACTTTATGGAAGCATTAGATGCTATAAACTTCTTTGATGTAGAAGTTGCAGAAAAAGAATAAATTTCTTATATTAATATAATGAAAATAAGTTATGCAATAACAGTTTGTAATGAATTGGAGGAAGTGAAAAGACTAGTCAACTTCCTCCTTTCCAACAAACGTAAAGAAGACGAGATAGTAGTACTAGCAGATAGTCCTAAAATGTCTCAAGAACTACAAGAAACTCTTAGAGAGTATTCCTCTTTGAATCAAATACTTTTAATCGAATCTGAATTTGAAGGACACTTTGCTGACTGGAATAATAAATTCTTTAAAGTATGCTCAGGAGATTATATCTTTCAGATAGATGCTGATGAGATTCCACATATCAATTTAATTGAAAACCTACCTACAATGTTAGAGTCTAACGATGTTGATATGGTTAGAGTTCCTAGAGTAAATACTGTAGAGGGTTTAACTCAAGAACATATTCAGAAATGGGGATGGAATGTAAACGAAAAAGGATGGGTCAATTGGGCTGATTGGCAAATGAGAATCTATAAGAATGCTCCTCACATCAGATGGAAAAATAAAGTACACGAAGTACTAGAAGGATTCAAAATACATGGAATGCTTCCAGTAGAAGAGGAATGGGCTCTATACCATCCAAAGACAATCGACAGACAAGAGAGACAGAATAACTACTACAACACTTTATGAAAAAAGCTTTAATAACAGGAATAAACGGACAAGACGGATCATATCTAGCTGAGTTGTTATTAGAAAAAGGTTACGAGGTTTGGGGAACAGTAAAGAGAAATTCTGTAGCTGAGAATCAAACAGCAAGACTAGATAAGGTATATAGTAAAATCAAATTGGAATATGCCGACTTAACAGACCTAGCATCACTTGTAAGAGTAGTTGCAAAGGTACAGCCAGATGAATTGTATAACCTAGCAGCACAATCACATGTTAGAATATCTTTTGATCAACCACTATATACAGCCAATGCAACAGGAATAGGTACTTTGAATGTACTTGAAGCAGTAAAGCTTGTATCACCTAACACGAAAATATACCAAGCATCATCTTCAGAAATGTTTGGAAATAGTATTGACGAGGATAGATTCCAAAGAGAAAATACACCTCTTAATCCAGTATCACCTTACGGATGTGCTAAAGTATTTGCATATAACATCAGTAGAAATTACCGTAACTCTTACGGTATGTTTGTGTCAAACGGTATCTTATTCAATCATGAATCACCTCGTAGAGGTACAAACTTTGTTACAAATAAAGTATGTAAGGAAGCAGTTAAGATTAAGTTAGGATTATCGAATGAATTAAAGTTAGGAAACTTAGATGCTACAAGGGACTGGGGTCATGCTAAGGATTATGTTTATGCAATGTGGTTAATACTTCAACAAGACAAGCCAGACGATTTTGTTTGCTCAACAGGAGTATCACATTCAGTACAAGAGTTATGTGAATATGTATTTGGTAAATTAGGATTAGATTGGAAGGAATATGTTAAGCAGGATGAAAAGTTCTTACGTCCGGAAGAGTTACATGACTTAAAAGGAGATTGTTCTAAGTTAGTTAAAGCAACAGGATGGAAGCATGAATATACTTTTGAAAGTATGTTAGATGAAATGATTGAATATTGGATAAATTATTATAAAAAATGAAAATACTAGTAACAGGAGGAACAAGCACAATAGGTAAACATCTTCAGCAAATTATGCCACAAGCAACATACCTTAGTAGTAAGGATTGTGACTTAACAAATTATGAAGATACTTTAAAAGTATTTACAGAAATAAAACCAGATGTTGTTATTCATATAGCAGCTTTAGTAGGAGGTATACAAGATAACATAGCACGCCCAGTAGAGTATTTAGAACAGAACATACTATTGAATACATATACAATAAAAGCAGCATATGAAGTAGGAGCATCAAGACTAATAGCATTAGCAAGTACATGTATCTACCCGGATATTATGAACAGTTACCCTATGAAAGAAGAAGATATCTTTACAGGACCTCCAGCATTAACTAACTTTAACTATGCATACAGTAAAAGATGTATGATAGCGCAAATTGAAGCATACAATAAACAGTATGGTACAAAATACTGTTATATCACTCCTTCCAACCTTTATAGTGAATTAGATACTCATAAAAAAAGTAGAGCACATTACGTAACTGCACTCTTGGATAAAATAATAGCTCAGGAAGAATCTGGCAATAAAGAAGTTAATCTACTAGGAACAGGAAGTCCTCTAAGACAGTTTACATATGCCGGGGATATTGCAAAGATATTATACCTAATGGTGGAAGAGGGCATTACAGAATCCTTCAATGTAGCCAATCCAGAAAACTATACAATAGATCAATTAGCTAAAATAACACTTACTTCATTAAATAAGACTGATTGGACAATATCATACTCACATCCAGAAATGGATGGACAGCAAAGGAGAGATGTTTCTATTGAAAAGATGTTAAAGATATTTCCTAATTTTTCTTTTACAAAGTTTGGAGATGGAATAAAAAGTTCATATATTAAGAAGATAAATAAATAGAAAGTTATGATTAATAAAAAACAAGAGATTTTAAATTCAATTAGAGATTACGTTAAGCAATCACAAAAAGAGAAAACATGGAAAGAAGGAGAAGACTGGGTACAATACTCAGGGCCGTACTTTGACGATGAGGAATTTGTAGCCGGAGTAGAATCATTACTTAATGGATGGTTTATCTTAGGAGAAAAAGGTAGAGAGTTTGAAAAGAAGTTTGCACCGTTCTTAGGAAAGACTGATGGTATTATTGTAAACTCTGGAAGTTCTGCTAACCTTTTAATGGTAGCAATGTTAAAATCTAAAAGAGGAGGAGCATTAGCAGAAGGTAGTAAATTCATTACCCCTGTAGTATGTTTTCCAACAACAATTAATCCTTTAATTCAAAACGGATACATTCCAGTATTTGTTGATGTTGAATTACCAAACCTAAACTTAAATTTAGATCAAGTAGAAAAGTTATTGGAAGAGGATACTAACAGAGAGATTAAGGGTATTATCTTTGCTCACGTATTAGGTAATCCACCTGATATGGATCGATTAATGGCTATTGTTAAAAAGTATGACTTAATATACTTAGAAGATTGCTGTGATGCTTTAGGATCAACTTGGGATAACCAACCCTTAGGATCTTTCGGAAAGATCTCAACATGCTCATTCTTCCCAGCACATCACATGACAACAGGTGAAGGAGGATTTGTAGCTTGTAATAATATTAAACAAAGAATGTTATTGGCTTCTTTAAGAGACTGGGGACGTGCTTGTTACTGTAATACTTCTAAGCCAGGTAACGTTACTTGCGGTACAGCTTGTGGAGTTAGGATGAGTAACTGGTTTAAAAAGTACCCTGAATTAACTTACGATCACCGTTATGTGTTTGATGAGATTGGATATAACTTAAAGCCAACAGAAATGCAAGCAGCTATTGGATTAAAACAAATCGAAAAGCTAGATGTGATGCATGAAAGACGTAAAGAGAACTTTAAGAAGTTACGTACTATCTTTGAAAAGTATGAGCAATACTTCCACTTACCTTACGCTTTAGATAAAGCAGATGTTAGTTGGTTTGGATTCCTATTAACATTAAAAGATGGAGCTCCATTTGAAAAGAATGATTTAGTAGAGTTCCTAGAGGCTAGTAAAATCCAAACAAGATCTTACTTTACAGGTAATGCATTATTTCATCCAGCCTATACAGATCTTCCAATGTTTGCTCATTATACAGATCCTGTTAATGAATTCCCAATAGCGACTAAGACTACAAAAGATACATTCTTCTTAGGAGTATTTCCAGGAATTACAGAAGCACAGTTAGATTATATTGGTAGAATGGTTGATAAATTCTTTGAAACTATTTAATGAGTTATATTACTTTTAAATCTTTAGGAGAAGCAGGTAATTTAGCCTCTCAAATGCAACAGTATGCTTCTTTGTATGCTGTTGCAAAAGAGACAGGTAAGAAGATAGTATTCCCTGAGTCAAGTATTAATAGAGGATATACTTTTAAGTTTGCTGAAGTACTGGATATAGATATAGAGGTAAAGCCGGATAGCTTCTTTAGTAACTTTGTAAATGTACGTCCTAATGATAGTCTACTTTTTGATAGTAAGGTATTTCAATTAGATAAAAATACTAATTACAATATTGAAAATAGGTTTGACTACTACGGGTACTGGTATGAGAAGTATTCCAAAGATATAGCAGATTGGAAATGGAGAGAGAATTACTACACTACAGCAAACAAGCAATACTCAGAGATAAAAATACAAGGGAAAGAGACAGTAGCAATACACGTAAGAAGAGGAGACTACTTACTCCCTCAACATAATCATTTCTGTAGATTAGATACGGAGTATTACGGAGCAGCATTAGAGTACTTCTTTGAAGATATTGATAAGTATCAGTTCTTAATATTTTAAAATGATATTGAATGGTGTAAGGAAAATCTAATTGAAGAGAGTGAAATAGTTGCCTTTATAGAGCCAGGATTAGATTATGTAGATTTAATAATGATGAGCTTATGTGACCATACAATAACTGCTAACAGTTCTTACAGCTGGTGGGCTGGTTATTTGAATAAAAATATCGGTAAAAAAGTAATATGTCCTACAAATTACTTAATGGGATTTAGTCCATGGTCTCATATAAACGAAAACTATTATCCGCCGACTTGGATTAATATTGATAATAAAAATTAAAAAATGACAAAAGTAGTTTACGTAACAGGTTGTTTAGGTTTTATAGGATCTTATGTAACAAGAGCATGTCTGAATAAAGGATGGTATGTGAAAGGAGTTGATAAGATGACCTACGCAGCTAATAAAAACCTATTAGCAGAATTCAATGAATACAGTAACTTTTCATTTGTTAACTGTGATATAAATGATTTAAAGTTTCTCTACGACTGTGACTATGTAATTAATACAGCTGCAGAAACACACGTAGGTAACTCCATATCTAACTCAGATGATTTTGTGCATTCAAATGTAAATGGAGTACATAATCTATTGGAGTTAATACGGAACCATAGAGGAGAGAATGTCTCTAAGCCTATCTTACTTCACTTTAGTACGGATGAAGTATATGGAGATATTGAAGAGGGAGAGCATATTGAAACAGATCTACTTAAGCCTTCCAATCCATACTCAGCTACAAAAGCAGCAGCAGATATGTTAGTAACAGCATGGGGTAGGACTTATAAACTTCCTTACATAATTATTAGGCCAACTAACAATTATGGAATAGGTCAGTATGTAGAGAAGTTAATACCTAAAGCTTGTAAGTATTTAAAGCTTGGTAAAAAGATCCCATTACACAATAATGGTACTCCAATTAGGAACTGGCTACATGCAAGTGGTACAGCTCAAGCAGTAATTACAATTATTGAATCAGGAGTACAGAATGAAATATATAACATCTGTGGAGGATTTGAGCAAAGTAATTTGGATACTATTAAAAAAGTTCTTACATTACATAAAGGTAGTGCTGATATAGATATTGAATCTTATATAGACTTAACACTAAAGAGGCAAGGACAGGATGTTCGCTATGCTTTAAATGATGACAAGCTAAGAGCATTAGGATGGACACCTCAAGTATCGTTTGATACAGAATTAAAATATATTGTAGAATATTCTAAAGAAAAATTTATATGGTAATTTATATTGACATAGATGAAACTATCTGCAACAGTCCAGATAAACCAGATTACACTACTAGTACACCTATTGTAGAAAATATTAACAAAGCAAATAAATTATACGAAGAAGGAAACTTAATTGTATACTGGACAGCTAGAGGAACAGGAACAGGAGTTGATTGGACAGAAGTTACTATAAAGCAATTTAAAGAATGGGGAGTAAAGTATCATGGGTTAAAATTTGGAAAACCTAATTACGATCTCTTTATTGATGATAAAAATATGAACACAAATAATTGGAAATAAACTATGAATAATAAAATTTTTAAAAACTTATTTGTTTTAGAATTAGCAAATAACCATTGGGGAGATTTAGAAAGAGGGAAAGAGATAGTTCGACAATTTGCAAAAGTTGTAAAGGATAATAACGTACATGCAGCTATTAAGCTACAGTTTAGAGATACCGATACGTTTATTCATAAAGACTTTAAAGAAGTAGGTGAAGGAGTAGACCTAACAACACTTCCTAAACGTAGCAGATATATTCAGAAGCAATCAAGAACTAAGTTAAATTATGAACAATTTAAAGAGTTAGTTGACTATATTAAAAAACATGACTGTATTCCTATGTCAACACCTTTTGATGAAAAATCAGTTGACTGGTGCGTTAGTATGGACTTACCTATTATTAAAATAGCAAGCTCAGATATTAACGATTGGGTACTTTTAAATAAAATTGCTACAACAAAAAAGCCTGTAATCATCTCTACAGGTGGTGCTAATGATAAACAAATTGATGATGTTATCAAGTTCTTTACCAATCGTAACATACCTATTGCCGTAAATCACTGTGTATCGAAATATCCTAGTGAGGATAATGAACTTGAATTGGATCAAATTGATTATTTGAAAGGTAAGTATCCTGAGTTAGTTATAGGTCTATCCACGCATGAGTACCACGATTGGCATTCATCAATGTATATCTCTTATGCAAAAGGAGCTCGTACTTGGGAACGACATATAGATATTCCTTATCCAAAAGGTCATGAACAAAAAGAAGTTTCTAATTATTGCTCACTTCCTCATCAAGTAGATGAATGGTTTAAAGCTTTTAATCGATCAGTAACAATGTGCGGTACATCAGATAACGTAAGAAGAGTTGTAGATGAGAAAGAGTCAAACTATTTAGAAGCCCTATACCGAGGATTATACCTTAAACAAGATCTTAAAAAAGGTACTAAAATTACATTAGAACATTTATATAGTGCTATTCCGTATCAAAAGGAGATAGGACACATTACATCAAGACAGTATTTTGACGGAGATTTTATATTAAATAAAGATATTAAAAAAGATGCTCCGTTAACTAAAGAGGATATTATATGATAAAAGTTGCAGACTTTGTTATAGATTACTTTGCTAAAAAGAATATAGATACAGCCTTCACAATTTCAGGTGGAGGTTGTATTTATCTTATAGAAGCTTTACGTAAATCTAAAATGGACGTAATATGTCCTCACCATGAACAGTCTGCGTTAATGGCAAGTGAAGGGTATTTTAGAATGAAAAATAAACTATCACTAAACGTAGTAACAACAGGTCCGGGAGGAACTAATACCATAACAGGTCTATTAGGACTTTGGTTAGATAGTATTCCCTCTATTATTATATCTGGACAAGTACCAAGCTCTCAGCTATCGGAAGGTACAGGATGCAGACAGATTGGCGATCAAGAGTTCAACATTGTAGAGGTAGTAAAGCCTATGACCAAGTATGCAGTAATGGTTAGAAATAGTAGTGAGATTCTTCAAATACTTGATCAAGCTTATTTTGAAGCAACCACAGGAAGGCCAGGTCCTGTATGGATCGACATACCTTTAGATATTCAAGGAGCTTTTATAGAAGAAGCTTCACTAAAAGGATTTACAGGTAAAGTAGGTACTCTACCTCCTACTAAGGAAGATATTGAAACTTTTAAACAATTACTACATCAAGCTAAAAAACCTTTAGTAGTTGTAGGTAGTGGAATAAGACTTTCTGATACATACGATGAATTAAATAGCTTTCTAATCAAAACAGGTATTCCAGTCGTAACAGGGCCACACTCAGGGGTAGACGTTATAGACAATACACTACCTAACTATTGTGGACGAATAGGTATACTAGGACAGCTTACCTCAAATACTATTGTACAAGAAGCAGATCTAATAATTGGATTAGGTACAAGACTCCCAGTGAAGATGACCGGATATAATATATCTGAATTTTCACCAAAGTCTAAAAAAATATTTGTAGATATTGATAAGTTTGAAGTTAATAAACATTCTTTTGCTGTAGAGCAAGCTATCATTACTGACTTAAAGCTATTCTTCAATAGCATAGAAGATCTTAACTACAACGGAGATATACAAGACTGGGCTAATTATACTATGACGTTGCGAAAAAGTCAACAGTACTATCACCCTAAGCATAAAGATATAAAAGACTATGCTTCTTTCTATTACTTAATCAATAAAGCTCCAAGTATTTTTAAAAATACACCTATTGTTACAAGTAATGGAACTGCACATGTTATTACTTTACAGATGTATCAGTTGAATAAAGATCAAAGGCTATTCACTAATGTAGGATGTGCAAGTATGGGATACGGTCTTCCTGCTGCTATTGGAGCATGTATTGGAAATGATAGGCAGAATGTTATCTGTATTGAGGGGGATGGAAGTATTATGATGAACTTACAGGACTTAGAAACTATCCGAGGATATAACTTACCAGTTAAAATTATCATAATAAATAACGAAGGGTACCTATCTATTAAGCTATCACAAGAAGCTTTCTTTGAAGGTAATGAATTCGCAAGTGGCCCATCTAATGGTGTTACTATTCCTAGCTTTGAAAAAATTGCAAAAGCTTTTGATTTGAATTACCTTAGTATTAAATCAAACGATAAGATAGAAGAAGTACTATCTACAATTATGGATCAGGAAGGACCTTGTATTGTAGAAGTATTTACTCATCCAAAAGAGAGACATGAACCTAAAGTCGTACATAAAGGAGTAGATGAAAAAGGACGAATTATACGAGGTACATTAACAGATATGTATATATCAGATTCATACTAATATGAAAATATTTTTAACAGGAGGTAGCAGTGGTATTGGGCTTACAATTAAGAATACTCTACAACAAGCTGGTATTGAAGTAATATCTCCTACATCTAAAGAATTAGATTTAAGTACTGATTTTACTGTAGATCCTATAACTGTAGACGGTTTTATACATTGTGCAGGAATTAATCCTATAGCAGATCATAAAGATATTAATCAAATTGACCTACTAAAAACATTTCAGATTAATACTTTTAGCTTTATAAAACTATGCACTCAACTATCTTTTACTCAAGGAAGTAATATAGTTGCTATAGGATCACTATACTCAACACAAGCTAAAGAATCTCGTATACAATATACAATGTCCAAACATGCATTGTACGGAGCAGTAAAGACCTTAGCATTAGAAAAAGCTATAGATAAAATAAAAGTTAATCTAATATCTCCAGGATTTGTCGATACTCCACTTACACGTAAGAATGTTTCTGAGGAGAGGATAAGCTTTCTGGATAAAAATATACCATTAGGGTTAACAGACAGTTGTGAAATTGCAAATTTATGCTTATATTTAATTAAACAAAACAACGCAATAACAGGACAAAATATAAAAATAGACGGAGGATACTCCTTAAAGAACTTATGACAAACAAATTTACAATACAGGGAAAAGAATTTGAAGTATCTACAGATATTCAAACAGAGATGACAATTCAATCAACACCATCACCTTATAAGGTAGTCTTTGAAGACTTTAATAATACATTTACAGAAAAAGATGTAGTATTAGTTGATAAAAATGTAAGAGCGTTGTACGATATACAACATACAAAGCTTATTGAAATGGAAGCTATAGAAGAGAATAAATCTATTGAAACAGTGCTTGGTATTTGTGAAAAATTATTAGAATATAAATTTGATAAAGGATGTACTCTAGTAGTTATAGGAGGAGGTATCTTACAAGACCTTGGAGCATTTACTGCTAAGGTATACAAAAGAGGTATTAACTGGTGTTTTGTTCCAACAACACTTCTTTCTCAATGTGATAGTTGTATCGGAGGTAAGACAGCGTTAAATTTTAAATCCTATAAGAATCAATTAGCATTATTTTCTGCTCCTCAAAAAGTAATAATAGATACAAAGTTCTTAAGTACATTAAAGAAGGAAGATATTGCATCAGGATATGGAGAAATAGTAAAACTATTTTTAATAGGAGGAGAGTATTACGTATCTAATATAGAAAATTTTGATATAAAAACATCAATCTATCACTCCTTAGTGATAAAACAAGCTGTAGTAGAGTATGATGAGTTTGAATATCTAGAAAGAAAATCACTTAATTACGGACATTCTTTTGGACACGTAATAGAAACACTGACAGGGTATAAGATACCTCACGGAGAAGCTGTACTACTAGGTATTTACATTATAAATAAACTATTTAATAACTCAGCAAAGATTACTAATATAGTAGAGAAGTACGCATCATTAAGTAAGCTATCAGGAATTGATACAGACGCTTTAGTTAATAATCTTGTAACAGATAAGAAAGTTGTAAACGGAATAATTTCATTAGTGGTAGTGAATGTTCCTGGAGAGACAGTATTTGTAGAATCGCCTATTGATAGTAATTTAGTAAAAAGAGTTTATGAAATATTTGCTAATTGATTTTGGTGCATCTTTTATAAAAACAGCTACTTACAATAGTACTAATAACTCTTTAGAAAATTTTCAAGAAATAAAATCACCCTTTGCAGAAAAGAATATTGTAAGTAAAGATACTATACAGACAATCTTTTTTGAAATAGTAAAGTTATATAAAGATGTAGATAGGGTGGTAGCATGCAGCATATTGGGAGGATATTATAAAGACAATTTATACTATTCTTGGAAGGTTGCTGAAAAAGTAAAGGGAACCTCTTGTTTACTTAGTGAGTTGTTTAGAGAAGAAAAAACATTTCACGTACATGAACATCATAGAGATGCAATCGATGCACAGGAGTATGTAAAGGGATTAGAGGTTTTAGGTTATGTTAATAAAATTCCTGTGTATAGCATACTGGGAGATACAGACTGTGTTACAGAATCTCTACAACTAACACCAAAGACTGCAGCAATTAATATTGGAACAGGATCACAAGTTATTACTTCTACAGAAAGATATAGCTTTATTCCAGCAGGAAGATCTTTTCTAGTATTTGAGGAATTGTTTAACTCGCTAGGACTATCACTCTTTGACTACTTGAACCAACTATCAGTCTCAGATGTTAGTAATAGTTCTTTGAAGGTAAATTTAAATAATTTTAAACAGTCTCATAAATACAAAACAGGAGGTTCAATTGAATTTATTGAAGAAGGATCTTTTAATATAAAAAATTTAGCAGGATCCATACTTAAAGAAATGGTACTTCAATACTCAGAGTACATAGAGAGTAGTGAAATAAATACTCTACTAATTGTAGGAGGTATACCTCAAAAGTTACCTATACTGTACGACCTTTTTAAACAATACTATTCAGAAATGGATATTAAAATTGAGAGTAATAAAGTAAGCACACACCAAGGTTTGATTAGATACATAAACAAATATTTATAAATGAAAATTTTAATTACAGGAGGGAATGGATATATAGCAAAAAGTATTGCTAATAGTCTCTGGGAAAAATATCATATAATATCTCCTGGAAGAGAAGAATTAGATTTGCTTGATTCTAAATCTGTAGATACTTTTTTTGAAGGAAAATATTTCGATGTTGTAATACATACTGCAACAGTAGGAGGAAGTAGATTAAAAGAAGAAGATGAGACTGTTAGCTTTTATAATCTAATTATGTTTTATAATTTAATCAGAAAAAAAGAACAGTTTAATAAATTAATTTCTTTTGGTTCAGGAGCAGAATTTAAAACAGACTATACACCTTATGGGTTTAGTAAAAAGATAATAAATAAACTTATTCATAAACATGATAATTTTTATAACTTAAGAATATATGCAGTGTTTGATCAAAATGAATTAGAGACAAGATTTATAAAAGCTAGTATTAAAAATGTATTACAAAATGCTCCGATAAAAATACATCAAGATAAATTAATGGATTTTATCTATATGCCAGATCTAATCTCTATAGTTGAATACTACCTAACAGGAAAAGATCTTCCAAAAGAGGTAGACTGTATATACAACGATACTGTCTCGTTAAGTAAAATAGCTCAGCAAATAAATAATCTATCAACAAATAAAGTTCCAATCAATATAGAAGATCCTCTTCCAGGACAAAATTATATAGGAACTTACAGCGAGCTTCCAATAGCCTTTATAGGATTGGAACAAGGAATTAAAAATGTTTATACTAAATTAAAGGTAAAATGAGTACTAGATTAGAACAAATAGGATAATTATTATTAGAAGAAATTGCATCAAGATTTGAGGCAGAACCATTACATTTTGAAGGAGTAGAATGGTCAGATAACTTTGCAGAAATGTTAGAGAAGTATATTATACTTCATATAAGAATGTGGAAGATTGAAGATGCTTGTGCAGAATCAAATGATCCGCAAGAGGTTTATGACCTAAAAAGAAAATTAGATTTTTGTTTTAAAGATAGAAGACCTAAATTAACAAAAGCAATTAACTGTTACTTAGATGCTTATATAAATAAGAATAGTATAAGACCTTTTGACGACGGTAATGTAAAACAGTACAAAGGGTTTAGTAACAATAACAACTAGTATGATAAAGAGAATAGTATTTTTTAATGGACATCAAAATGGAGATGTAGCTAATTCAAGAGGAATAGTAGAATACCTCAGTAAACACCTAGGAGAGTTTTATGAATACTACTTCTTAACTCTAAGAACTGAACTAGGGAGCTCAGGAGCTATTACTTTTGGTAATCATATTAAGATTCATAATCCAATTGTACAAGGACTTCTTCCATTTATGCCAGAAGGGTGGGATCCTGATATTAAAACTGCTCATGTAAGAGGTGAGGTTTGTTTCGTATACAAAGATACTCTCTTCTTAAATGTATGGATAGGCTGTTCTCCATTCTTTATAGAAAATAGAGCAAGTAAGAGAGGTATAACTAGAAAATCTTTACAGTATCAAATATGTGAATGTATTGAAGTTATTAAACAAGTAACAGGCGTAGAGGTACCGTACCCTGCAGAGTTAGAATCTCTTTCTTCTAGAACATCTAATCCAAAAAACAAAGAGTTAGTCGATAATTTTACATCAACACTGAAGAGTAATTTTAAGAAAGTTATACTGATATGTAATGGAAATGTTATGTCAGATCAAACACCACAGTTTAGCTTTGGAGAAATATTAAGACAAGTAGTAGACAACTCTCCGGATACTGCATTCTTATTTACAGATAAGAATTTTGATAGTACAGCAGGTAACTGTCTCTTTACCGATGACATATTTCCAGTACCTAATCTTAGTGAAATAGATTATTTAAGTAAAGACATCGACATCATAGTTTCTAGAATGTCAGGACCAGGAATTATAACAATGAACAGAGAGAATTATTTGGATAGCTCTAAGACACTAATATCTTTTACTACTGACCCTAATATTGCTTTCGAAGCTTTAAGTAGTGATGAAGAGATAGAAGCTGAGAAATGGGGAATAGAGGGAGGAGCTAAGCTAATCTGGTCAAGAGATATGAATCCAGAAAGCATCGCAAATATAATAAAACAAGCAATAGATGAAATCAATTAGTTTTTGTATAGCTTCGGCTAATAACGAAAAGGAGTATACAAAGCTTCTTTTAAAGTCTTTAAAAGATCATACACAGATTGATCTTCATGAAATCTTAATCTTTATAGATTCAGATAATCAAAACACATACGAAGCATTACAGGAACTTCAAAAAGAAATACCTGGACTAAAGCTTTGTAAGAATCCAAATCCATTTCCAATTGGAAGTCAGAGGAATGTATCGGTAATGTTTGATGCAGCTAAAAATGATATAGTATGTTACTTGCAATCAGATATGGTAGTTGGTAAGGACTTTGATAAACATTTACTAGAAAGTCTGACATCTGAGAATAGAGTACTATCAATGGCTAGAATAGAACCACCACTACATCCAGGCTCTCCAGAGAAGATTGTAAAAGACTTTGGAATTACTCCTGAGGCTTTTGACTATAAAGCTTTTAATTTATTTGTAGATGAGTTACAAAAAGAGAATAGACCAAACATGGTTGGACACTTTGCTCCATTTGCTGTATATAAAAAGACATGGTTTGATGTACTAGGAGGCTTTGACACACAATTCAGATGCTCTAGAGAAGATTCTGATACTATTATTAGAATGGAGCTTTGTGACTTAGAGACGATACAGACTTGGAATGCTTGTGTATATCATTTTACTTGTGTATCAAGTAGGGGTACAGATTGGTACAAGTCAAATGCAGATGCAGCGTATAAGAATGAATTACAACAGCATGCAGATATGCAAGAGCTAAAAAGATTTATTCGCAAGTGGGGCTTCTTTGGACATCATCCACAGCCTGTTTATAACATAGTATTTAAAGTAGAGATAGATAGAATGGTTAACTTTGACTTACTTCAATGGTTAGAGCCTTATTGTAAAAAGTTATATATAACAGATAGTCAGATTGTAGACGAACTTATAAATAGATTAGAGTTTGAAGCTCACTACTATAGTAACCTACGATGGAAATATCCTAATGAATATTGGCAATCAGTTAAAGAACTTTTTAACCCTACAGATTTCAGTACAAGAATATTACATGCAGATATAGATTTAAAACCAGAAGAAGATATTATAATCTCATTTAAGTATTCAGAACTGAAGGAAAGTTTTAATGAAGAGTTAAGAAGTGTAATAGAGAACATTCATGCTGTTGTAGATCAAAATGAAGAAGGTATTTTAAGTTATGGGCCTTTCACATTTGATATAAAGAAGAAGAATAACATAATGCAGACATATAAAAAACAACTAACCACAGACAAATTAATATCTTCACAGAAATTTATATTTGTATAGTAATTACTATTTATACTAAAAACATATGAGCTTAATCAACGAAATAAAAGAAATGCTATCCGAAGTTACAAAAGTAAACTTCAAAGGAAATAAGTTTGTTCTTAAGATAGATGTAAATGAAGATCCAAATAAGAAAGGAATCAAAATACAATTCCTTCCAACTACATTTGCTGGGATGTCAAAGCAGCAGCAAGACGATATTGCTATGGACTTAGGAGCTAAATTGAATCAAGGACTAGCACCTTTAGGGTTAGCAGTAGAGAGAGACAGGGAGTTAAAAGATAAGACGATTGTAGGTTTCTTTATCTACATCGAATATCTAGATAAGATTATTATTAATGCTCTAAATCAAGCAGCAAACGAACCAAGTAACGACTAATTAGAAAGATATGCCACAGTTTTGTTTTTATTCAAAAAATAATCCTACACAAGAACCAGTAGGAGTAATTTACGCAGCAAGTAGAGAGGAAGCAGTAAGGTTTTTCTCACTATCAAAACAGTTATCAACAAATGATTTTCTAACAATTTTTGAAGTAAAGAGCTACACATATGGTGCACAAGAAGGAATTGCGGAAAGTACTAAACAGCTACTTAAAGGCTAGTATTAGTATAAAGGAAAAGGATATGGCTAGAGAGGTAATTGAAAAGAAGCTCTTCATAGAAAATATTATCCTTTTGAGAGAGATAGAGGATAGGAGAGACTTCATGGAAGAAGAGATAGGAGTAGACATGTCTATCTACGAAGAAAAGTTTCTACAAATAATAGAGAATCTATTCAAAATACACTTCAGCAAAGAACAATTTGCATTAATCCAGTATTACCTATACCAGGTACCCACCATAGACAACTGGGATGGAATGATAGATCTTTCAGATGGAAAGGATATGATTACAGTTAAGTTTGAAACACCGGAAGAGGTTTGGAATGTGATTACTAGCTTAAAAGAAGTAAAGAAATAGTTGCTAGAACGAATCTTTGTTCGTATATTTAGATATAATTATTAAATAAAAACGGTTATGATAGAACAAATTAAGTGTACAAAATGTAAGAATGATATGCCAAAAGCTAGATTAGACCTATATGGCTATGACTTTTGCATAACATGTTCAGATGTTAAACCTAAAGTAGGACGTATTAGAGTAGTAGGAGAAGGAGATTATACCGCTACTGAACTAGATGTCCTGGATCAAGACACAGCTAGAAAGCTTCAAGAGATGGAAAATACTTCAAGAGGAGTAAGAAATGTTCCATTAGAAATCTTAAACTTTGACGAAGATGAACTATCAGATGATAGTAGAGCAATCTCAGAAGCTACTGAAAAGGCATTAGAAGGAGAGTTAGAAGTTGAAGAAGTAGAAGAAGATGTAGAAGATCTAGAGGACGTTGAAGATGTAGAGCTTGAAGATGAAGACGACGAATAGATGCCAAAAGCTAAATTTATATCTAAAGACGATTGCCTCAGAGCAATGGATAACACTAAAAGTAATAGAGGAGCAGCTCGATTTCTTCGTTGCAGCTTTGTCCATTATAAGAAGTATGCCAGAACTTATGTAAATGATCAAGGAATAACTCTATGGGAGGTTCATAAGAATCCAGCCGGAATAGGTATTCCTAAATATCTTCCTAACAAAGGCAAGCAAGCACCTCTTAAAGAATTAATAGAAGGAAAGATATCAGTTGCTTCTTTTGAACCGGCCAAAATCAAACAGAGATTAATCTTTAAGGGTACTTGAAAGAGGAATGTAGTCGATGTGGCTTTCATGAAGAGAGAGTAACAGATCATAAAATACCTTTGATACTTCAATTCAAGGATAAGAATAAAGTTAACTATGAGCTTACCAATATAGAACTTATGTGCTACAATTGCTCTTTCCTGTACTCGGTATCACCTATTACCGACAAGCAAGTAGCAGCAGCAGAGGATTCTGTAGACAGACAAGTAAGAGATTTTGATTGGGAGGTAGATGATGCAATGAAAGAGCATCTAGAA